ATGTCTTCATCGGTAATAGTGTTTTTCTTTGCCATTTTCGCAATATTTTTAATTAACTCAAAAATTTGTTCTGCTTTTTGAATGCTTATATTTGTATCTTGCAAAATTCTTTCTACAATCTTAGCCTTTTTGAATGTTGTTACCTTTAAATCAGAATCAACAGATTCTTTCTTCAGTGGAGCACCATTCTCAGTATTAAGATCTTTGTTTACTTCTTTTTCCTCTTGCTCTTCATAATCATCGTCTATTTCGCCTTTGATAATATTAGCAAAAGTCTTAGGATTCTTTGGCATATGCGTTATTGCAACACCCGTGATTACAGCCTTTACAATATGCTTATAATCTGGACTGTTGCGGTCGTTACTTTTACGCTTCAACACCTTACCTTCAATAGAATAACCTAAACGACGAGTCTTACTATCCTTTTCCAGAGTTTGTGCAAGATTATAAACATCATGCGCAATTTGTGAACTGGGATAAAGATCGGTTTCTATGTATAGTCCTTCCGGACGAATCTCTGCCTTACTTGGCTCACCTATAATGGCAGCAGGTTGCCCCTTGGCTTGATGATGCCAATTAACAAGACCACTCTTCATTAATGGCTTAATATCAAATCCCTTTGGATCCAAAAATTCACCATCACTATCTTCGTCGCTTGTTGATGCTATGCCGCCAAGACGCATAATAGGTTCTCCAGTTGTTGGATCGAGAACCTCTTCGCTCTTTTGAAGTGGACACCAAAAAGTAAATTTTTCTTCAAACATTTTATTGAAAACTTTATTGTTTGTTATAATTGTTTTCTTCATTTGATTGTTAGAGAATCCCATCCTAAACAATCGCTATCCATAAACTTGACTAACAAAGTTGCTTTTTCCGGATTACTCAATTCTTTGAATGTATCTAATTTACCTTGTTTTTCAAGATATTCCTTAAATCGTTTTTCCATAAGGAATATGCGGTCTGCCTTTATAATAGCGTCTTGCACCCAAGGCTCACATTCGTCTAAATAGCGATGATCTCTTATTTGTTGATACAATAGATTGAATCTATAATTTTCCACAATAGGAAATTCTCCTTTAAATGGAATAAATTCACTCGGTATTTCTTTGAAACAATATTCAGCCGAGCGACCACCTTGTATTGATAATAATAATTTAGCCATGATTATACATATTCTACTTTGTTACTATACACTAATTTACTACGATTTACAACAGCATAATAAGGTGCTTGTCCATTGCCAAAGTCCTTACGAATAGCATCATACCCCTTAATTGCTGCGTAAATACCTAACACCTCAGAAGCACCACGATTGTACTTAATTGCTTGCAATATTCCGTCTTCAGGATTAATCTTACCATTTTGAGCATTGCGTATTTCGTATTCTTTCTTATCGTGATCTAATTTCAGTTGTTTCTTTTCATTTAACAAATCATTTATCTTTTGATTGACTTCTCCCTTACGAGCATTCACCTCTGTTTCTACTGCCTGAACTTTATTAGTACGCATCCACTGACGGAAACGCTCTACTGCTGTGTCGTAAGCAGGTGCAAATGGATTTTTACGCACTATGCTGTAAGGTCCATCGTATTGATATTCACTTATTGTACAAATCTCTTTTACATTAGGCAATTTAAAACGAACTAATCCTCTGCCTTGTATCATTTCACCACCATTTGCCTCAACCCAATTTTTCATATAGGTTTTAACAAATTCATCAAATGAAGGAATATCGCGTTCACCAAAAGCATCAACAGCACCCCAATTAACACTATCAATTGTGATCTCCATATCGGTTATTGCTGATTGGTCGTACTGCATTTCTTCATACACTTCTTTCTCAAGATCACCATAAGCGTTATTCACTTCATTATCTATCTCTATAAGACGATCATCTATGGCTTGTAATTCATCTTGTAGAACTTGTAAGGTGTCGGAATCATCAAAAGTAAGATTTGCAACTTCTTGATATATTGCATCGTAGTCTACAATCTTTGCATCCTTTTCTAAATACCCCTTAATAACTAAACCAGAACCAGATTGACGAGCATAACTTTTTGCCTCTTGGAATCCGTAGTCACTAAACACCTTTGTAGGATCTGTACAGTCACCACCAGCGTTATAAATTCCTTCACCATATACTCCCGTTGCTCCATAGAAGCATTCATCTTCAAATAACAAACTTTTTGCACAATCATACTTTGTCATCATTCCTGCATCACTAAGACCACGGAATATCTGATGAGCAACTCCGTTTTGTACATCTTGCCAATATTCGGCTTCCGTTATTACTCTTGGACGTGCGCTAAATCCACGCTTGTCACATATTGTTTTAAGTAACTCCCACCCATATTTACCTCTATACATCAATTTACCATACGCATCACTTCCTTGTGCATTATCAAAGAACTCTTGCAATTCTTCTTCAGTAAATTCGTCATACATATTTGGATTAAGAGTGCGTGGCTGTATCTTGATGTCTTCAATGGAAGCCTGATTTGCTAATATATTCTCAATGTCTTTAAGGTTGTTTATGCGTTCTTCTATAATTATAGCAAGCGCATCTTCACCCGACTCAACAAGGAAATCAACTATTTGCTGCTTCTTACTCCTTAAATCTTGTATTTGGGCTAAAATATCGTCATTACTTAGAGTTTGGTAAACATTAGGATTGTGATACACCATTCCCTTGAATGTTGAAGCAATGTCACCATCAAACGGCTTCTTGCTGCCTTGTGCACGATAATCCAGTGCTCCACCATTATCAACACGATAAATAATACCAGCAGAATCTTTCAAGCAATTATCATTCATGTAGACATCCCAATTTGCTAACAAAGTATCTACAATAAAACCTTTTGCCAATTCTGCATAGTCTTGCTGCGTTGGTTGTTTAGCCATTGGAATAAACCTACTTAACAAAACGGCTAAATCGTTGCCCTGAGCATCCTTTTCTTCATACAATTCATAATCTGGAGTACGCAAGCCTAATATACCATACAATTGATTTGTAAGGTATTCACTGCGTACATGTCCGTTATTTGTATTAGTACCAACTTTTCTTATATAGCGGTTTCCTTGCGCATCTTCAACCAACTGTGCTCCCGTACTGCCACCAATACCAGCATTAACAACAGTCAAAGAATTAGGATCTAATGGAAACAATTCATTCACAGCGGCTTGTTTGTCTTCGGCTTGTTTATCACTTAACTTCGCACCACCGCCAATTTCTTTTCCAGTTTTAGAACCCTTCTTAACAACATGCCAATCATAGGGTTGCTTACTACCAGGAGCTGTTGGACTATAAATATACATAACACCATCAACAACCTTTGTTTGTCCTGGTAGAATTGCCTTTGCTATATCTAAATCTTGGATGTTTCCATTTATGCTGTCAAACAATGACTTTGCAACCATTATCTGATAGTCGTAGTTATCTTCAAAATCAGTCTTCTGCTTATAAACTTCACATGCCTTTATGAGTTTATCAACAGACAAGTTGCCCTCGGAATAACCAAGGGCAACCGACTGCAATGCTTTTAGTAAGACATCTTTTTTCATTATTGCATTATTTTATTGGAAAAGCAAACTCTCGGCTTCTTCAACTGACATTTCACCAATGTCATTCATAAACGACTTCTCAACATCCTTTTCTTCTTCCTTTTCTTTGTCATCAGTATTGTTGAGAATATCTAAGAAGTCTTCACCAAAGATCTCAATGAATTCCTTCGGATTCTTTTTGTAGATTAACAACATAGAAGCCTTATCGCCATCATAGGTCTTCATTTTTCTATCAAAGTCCGTATATGTTACAGCCTTATTAAGAACCTGACGAACTTGCAACTTCCAGTCGTTATCTTCACCATACAATTCGGCTGCATCTTCATTTTCCTCGGCTTGTTTATTTGCTCCAACAACACCCTGAATTGCTTCCATGGCTTCCGTAAATTTACGAACTGTAAACTTATCTGGATCAAGACGATCTTTGTTTTGTTTAATATACTTAAACAACTCTTCACGATAATGAGCCTCCTCTGAAGGATCGTCAAAATATTGTTCTCCCATTGTCTTGTAACGCTGACTTAACAATTCCAAATTTTCATTTATAGTCATGCGAATATCATGTTTCATTGCGCGACTCATTATAGCCTTATGGTCTTCATCTTTTTGAAGAGCATCCATATTCTTATTGGTGATGAACAGCAATTTTCCAGTAAATTTTTCGGGTTGTCCAGTATCCGGATTCTCAAACACACGCATCTTTGGATTGCCGTCAACAATAGCCTTCATAGTGCTTATGAGTTTGTTAGCATTACTGACTAACAAGCGGTCTTTATCATCGAAAACAATAATTTTTCCGTTATGATCGTGCAATAATTTAGCAAAGTCTTTGTCATCGGTAACATCGCGACCAAGCCTAATGAAGTGATAATCGCCATCTCCTGGCTTGTGTTTTGATGGATCATATTCTTGTAATCCCTTGGCAGCGGCAACCCTAACAAATCCCGTACTCTTACCAGCACCAGCACCGCCAGCACTTACCATCATAGGACTCTTTCCATCAATAAAAGCAGAGAACAGAATGTTAAGATCTTGCATTTGTTTCTTTGGAGGACGATAATAGGGATCCTTGCGGTTCATATAATCCAAGAAGGCATCATAACGCTTACGATCAGCCAAAGTCTTGAATCTACCAAATTCTTTTTGTACTATTTCATTATCTCTGTAACGCCATCCATCATCACCTTCGTCAAAGTTATCTTCAACAAATTTGTCTGGATCCATCCCACGCAACAAACTCATATCATAAGTTTCAAACTCTTCTTCCTCAACATCAGCATCATCTTGCACATTCAATAAATCATGCTGTTCTTTTAATTGATCCCACTTATCTTGTAGAGTACCGCTCACATCGATTTTGCTTTCGTCAATGCCACGAGCCATAGCCTCTTCATAAAGTAATTGACGAATTTCGGCTGCATTGTTAGGATTATTGAGAATCTTAAGCATTTTATCGTCATCCATCTTTTTGAATGCATCACGATGCTTAGAACGATAACGCTCTTCAATTTGTCCAGTCTTAGGATTCTTAGCATACCACTTCTCGGGAACATGGAATTCTATACCATCGGCAGGACGCTTGATTTTGTATTCTACTTTTGGAGTTGGAGCGTCGTAAGGTGCTTCTTTCTTAGGAGTAGAAGCAGGCTGTTGAGTTTTAACTTGCTGTTGTTGTGCACCACTATCATCAGTCTTTGCTTGTTTTTGGGTTGGTGCTTGTTGTGCTTGACCTTGCCCATTTTTACCATCTATCTTCTTCCATGTAGGGCGACCAGTGGTTGCACTGAATCCAGTGACCTGATATGTTATTCCATTATGAACATTAACATCACCGATATTCCATTTTCCCTTTTCGATATTTTGTTCTTTTGCCATATTGAAATTATTTTTAATTTTACAAATCGATAAATTTACTTATATTTCTTCTTCTGCTTTTGTTATCTTTATATTAAGTTTAACACCATGCAACTTCGGATTCTTACTAACATATTTCTTAGGCTTTGTAAATGCACGCAACTCAGCATCCCAATCCATATTATGTTCTTTAGCATTAACTGTACAACGACAATAGGGGTGTGTAGGAGCGATAGTAGGTAGCCAATCTTCCTTTTTACGACCTATATTATTTCCGTTCTGTATAATTTCTTCCAATTTAAAGATTTTAGGCTCGCTATCTGGATTTTCTGGATCCACTAAATAAAGTTCACGGCACCTCTCACACGCTCCCTCGTAGACATCGAAATACACTTCTGCGTCAAATCCATGTTCTTTTATTATTTGTTGAGCACGACCCATATTAAACGATTCATGGGTGATGTAATACGCTATACGCAGCCAATCTACCTCCCAATCCTTTGTTGTACGAGCTAAGTCTGCAGCCAACGCACGGGCACCGCTGCGTAATTCTACAGCCTTAATTGCTCTCTTTTTTATGACATCCGCAACAAACTTTGCTTGCTGCTGATTGTTACGAATTACAGCATTACTTACTCCAGTGCGCATGCGAGCACCTAAATTAGTGATATCGGTGTATGCACGATTCTTCAACTGCTCCAATGCAAATTCTTCGGTTTCTGTAAGCGGGATAAAATTCTTAGATGCAACAAATTTCTTAAAATCTGAAAATGACATATTCTTCGCACGCTTATCACCTATTGCGTCGGCTAACATTCCAAACAAAAACGCATATTCTATTATACCTTTTTTGTTCTTGAACTTGTCTACATCTATTCCTGCTGCTAACAATATAGCCTTATCATTAACTGTAAGATAGTCCACACCCAATTGCTGAGCAATAAATGTAAGTTGATATCGCTGCAATATAGAAAGAAGGTCTTGTATTTGTTGTTGGTTGAAAATCATAGTTCTTGTACTTCTTGTTTTACTTGTTCACCGCCATCCTTAATAGCAGCAGCGGTTGCTGTTGCCAAATACTTCAGCAAATCAGCAACCGCCTTGGCAGTGTTATTATTCCATTCCCTTACAAACTCGCTTTCATATTGGTTTACAACTGGAAATGGACTCTTTATTAACTCGTGTTTATGTTGTTTACTCATCTTCAAACGGATTTCCACCACTTATACGATCTCCCTTCCATTTGCCATCTTTAATATGAGTATTGACTTCTTCTGGAAGTAAGATGTAATGTGTACTACTGCCATAAACAGAAGAACTCTTATCGCTTCTTTCTCCTGTTTCTTTATCAAATTTCATGTAATCAACCTTAAAGGATTTAGAAGTTGTACCTTCAATTTGCACTTTTTTTATTGTAACATAATTACCTAATTGTGGATTGTAACGCTCCATTATAAGAGCAACAGTGTCTCCACGCTTTAACTCTGAAAGTTTTTTAGGTTTTTGTTGTTCATCAGGAATTTTCTTTCCATAACCAGATCCAGACTTTTGTTCTGGTTGTTCCTGTTTACTACCTTCTCCGTCTTTTACCTTACTCCATGTTGGACGACCAGTGTTAGGACTTATTCCTGTACATTTGTAGGTAATTCCGTGGCGTGTAAAGGTGTCACCAATACTAAATTGTTTCTTTGCACGACCTTTTTCAAGTTCATCTTCTAATGCCTTTTCGAAATCCAAATCGGCATCATCTATGCCAAATCCTTTGGCTATATTGCACTCAACTACTTTTCTTCTGTTATTAAGTTCTTCAAACATGGCTTTACAATTTAATAACCATAAGTTTCTTGTTGAAATCTCACATATTTTTCTGCAGGTATTTTCTTCATACATTTAATGTATACTTTATCATACCAACCATAACCATCTTTTCCATTTGATTCCATTTCTTCTGCTCTAATCATTAAATCGTCCACATCTTCTGCATGATATCTTTCTAAAACATCTTGAAAATATTTTTTATTATCATTCATAAACCAATCTAATTCCTTAGAACCTTGTGCATAGTTTATAACAGAAGATTTTGCTATTTTTGCTTCTCTTTTTAAGATTTTTCTTTGATTTTCATTAGCACCTTCATAATATTCTTTCACTTCTTCGTCTTCTTCTACTTCTTGAGAATCATTTTTTCTATTTTTCTCATTCTCTTCTGAACTTTCTTTTTCTGTATTGTCTTCACCAACCTCACCACGCTTTTTCAATTCTGCTTGTGCTGCTTCTTTGAGTTCAGGTTTTGCCTTGGGATCGTCAACTACTTTCTGTAAAACCTCGCTATCTGTGTCTGCAGCATGATCTGCGACAGTTTTACCACCCTTGCCTGACACTTCCTCGGTTTTCTTAGTGCTCTGTCCTGACGGCTGTTTTTCTTTAGCCTTATGTCCGTATTCCTGTCCTACACGATTAAGTCTACGATTCTGAGCAGTATCGGCATAAGTACCATGACGAGCCTTTTCCATTTCATCATCTTCACCCTTTTGTAATTCTTCAGCGTTGGTGAATTGGGATTGCAAATTTGCAACGCGACGACGCTGTAATTCTTCAAAACTGAAATTATCCATTGTATTATTTTTTAAATTGTTGTATCTAATGTTAAAACTATTCCTCTACTATTAGCGAAATTCCAAGTTGTTGGCAAACCTATAAAATCAAAATTTATTATACTCGCATTGTAAGTTGCGCTTCCTATTGATGGTGTTGTACTACTTAGATAAGGTAAAACATTAACACCATATATCTCAGCATTAACTAAATTATAAGAAAATGATTGTGTTGTTGTTACTTCATTTCTTATTAAAATTTGAACACTGATGTTTGTATATCCACTTACTCTTCTTACAAATCCAACAATATTAGTTTGATTATTTCCTGGTAATTTATAACCCTCGCTCATTGGAATACTACCTAACATATTGCATTGAGAATTATTAGAATAGAAATTCCTATATCCATTCACCTGCATAAATAACTTTCCACCAGATGTAATAAAAGCACCAACTTGAAATGGATCTGTTACCGAAGAAGGATGAGAAAAATGCACATTAAAAGCGTCTACTTTTTCAAAAGATTCTATAAATGGATTCAATATGCTGTTTATAGCATTTATCGCTGCTTGACGATTATTTAACGCTTTTTGTACTTTACGAAATGCCTCAAAAACATCGTCTGCACTATTTATGTAACCCTCAGAAGCAGCAGGTGTAAAATTAGGACCAACCTCAATTCCTGTAGAATAGCGTAATTGGTCAAACCAACGCTGACACTTTTGCACAATATTACCTAATGTATCTCCAGTAAGAATCTCAGCAGCAGTTCCTGGCACCATTTGATAAGGCATTTGTTTATCATATATGGCTTGGTTGGTTGTAAGATTCTGCACCATTGTTTGAATATCGGTGTACATATCATTTATGCTATCTGCAAGATTGTTGTAAGATGTCTGCATCTGCATAAAGTTTGTATCAAAATAATGCTTACTTACAACACCACCTTCAACATCCATTTGAGAAGCCAATTCCGACAAAAAGTTAAAATACAAGCCTTGGTTCCATGTTATAGAATTTCCCGTAACGGCTGACACCAACGATTGCAGAGTGTACTTTACAAAAGTGGTTACACCCAAACGAGTTCTTCTACCATATACAAAATCTGTACCACTATCCGCATCCAGAGTTACTTGTGTGAAATTGAACTTGAGTTGATGGTTTTGCGCGTCCCAAACACCTTGTTGATCATCTATGTAAAGATTGTTGCTGTTAACAACATAGATAGCACTGGCAACCAAATCATCAATTATAAAATTGCCGTTTAAATCAACATATTGTATCTTTGTAGATGTTATGGCTAATGCTAATGCGTTTCCACGATCTGTAATCTTATACCACGCACCTTGTGTTAAACCAGAACCAGAAGCGATTCCTGCCAACTCGGAGTAAGTTATATTACTTATGACAGTATTGTCCAGCATGACCCACGCAGACAACGCTGTGTTATATACCTTATGTGCTTTTATGGCTGGGGTGCTATCAAACCATATCAATGTACGATTTGATGGCGGCTGTGTTCCAATGAACAAGCCAGATACCTGTCCTATGTTTTTAGTAAGAGCCATAATAGTTATCTCCCATAATTATAATTAGCACGATCTTCCCAATTGAATTCAAATTCCATGCTGCCATTAGGATATTCGCACTTTGTTACACCATTATTGATGGTCTTACGCATTAATCTCCAACCATTTTCACCCTCATCAACACCCAACGGAGCCCATCCATAATAAATTACACCCTCACCATCTGTAATTCCAGTTTCATCTACATACGGCTCAGGCAGATAATTAGTTCCTAATAATTGCACCACTGGTGCTGTTTTCTTAGTTACTTCCATATTC